CAATAAAAAAGAGGGTGTTAAAAACCCCCTTACTTCATTCAGTTTCCTCTACTCTTTTCTTTTTGGAACCAATATTGTATTTGGTTTCCAACACCCAATCATCTTTATCTTTATAAGAAAGAACTTTAATTTGATTTAGTGGTGCCAAGTCTTGAATCTTGGCAACATTATTGACTGTAACCAAACCCCAATCTGCAATCAGTTGAATAATTCTGTTCCTTCTTTGAACATCATTCACAGTCAGATTTGCATGTTTGCCATCCAGAGCAAACAGTTCCTTAAAATGAACAAGATAATATCTACCTTGTTTATGGAGGATATGACAGGACTGATACAGTTTCTTTTCCTTACGTGATGCAACACCAATTCTAGTCAGTGTTTCACGAACTTTTAGAAAATCATCTGGTTCATTCAGAGTGACTTCTACCATTTGGTCAGGAGACCATTTCACCTCAGGTTCATGTACAACGCTCATTTCATTCCTCCAATTTCCAGTTTAGTTTTAATAAAGTTAATTTGTTCTTTGGAAAGTATTCTCAAAGCTTGTTTTGCTTTCTCATTACTATATCCATAGTAAGATTTGATGCATTCAAGTTCTTTGATTTTTTCTTGTTTAATCCAAGGAGAATATCTTTTCCTTGTTCTCACACTATTTATAAAAAAGTCATATTGTAACCTCTTGTCTAATGAGTGATTCTTATTCATCTCATTAGCATACATCAAAGTATCAATAGTTCCTGATAGACATCTATTGATGATGTAAGGTGCATAATCCTTTTTAGAATCTGGATGTTCATCCATAATATTATTCTTTGATTGATTAATAGATTTCAACCAATCATTCAATTCAAACTTCATAATTAATCAGTACTAATTCTTTTCTTTCATGTTGGTCTTTCATATAATCACCAACAGATCTCATAGTGTATGTATGGGCAAACTCAATTGCTTTCCAATTTTTAAATCTTTCTCTGACTAATTGATCTGAATTATAACTGACCATCATATCCATAGAATGATTGTCACAATCAAGAGCAAACTTATCGTGATCAAATCCTTTGTGCATTGATCCCTTATTCCCATAGAGATTATCCTTAATATCATAAGGAGGATCAAGATACATAAAAGCACCTTTGTTTCCATCCATCAGATAATCATAGGAGTAATTAGTTATACGCCAGTTTGCAATAATCTGAGAATAACCTAACAACCTTTCAATACCTGGCATACCAAAGTTATTTTTGGAAGCTTGTTCTGAGAAGGAAGAACTTTCTGTGAGCCCAGAAAAACTGCACTTATTGACAACATAGAAAGCCACAGCACGATCAAAACTTGACACAGTTTGATCATTAATCTTCTCCTTAGAAACTAAGAAAAGTTGTTTAGCCTTATCTGTGGTATCACAAGTTTGTTTGAGTTGAGTCAGTGCTTCTGTCATTTCAACTCCAAACATTTGAAGTTGTTGCCAAAAATTTACAAGAGGTTCATATAAATCATTCACCCAAATATCTAGGAAAGGAAACATCTTGGTTACATAAATTGCAACACTTCCTCCACCAAGAAATGGTTCTCTAAACTCATCATAAGTTTTGAGATCTGGAAAGTATTGTGCCAGTTTTACAACTGCTCTTGATTTTCCTCCTGGGTAACGTAATGGAGTTTTAAGTTGCTTCATACTGTCTCCTCAATTAAATTGTAAAGTTTAGTGGCGAAGTCTTCTTTTTCTGTCGGAATAACATTTTTTGCCAAAAACTGAATATCATTATAATGAACTTTAAAGGAAACTACAGCATCTTTAACCTTAACATTTCTCATACAAGCATCCCAATTACAAATGCCAACTGTATAATTTTTAGTATCCCAAAGTAACATATAATCAAATGTTTTTTTAGGAAGACCTAAATTTTTTCCTTGAAAGTTTTTAAGAGTTATTTCTTTAGTGTACTCAACTGTTTTTAAAAATAAACCATCCATACCTTTTGATTCATAGTAAAGACCATCTACAATTCCATAAAAGTCTCTACCATTTTCCCTATCTCCAATATACTGAAGTTGTCCACCACTATATTTGGCAATAGCAATCTCTTGAACTTCTGCTCTTAAAGGTCTTGTTTGGTTTCTTTTAAGACCATCAGTTGATTTAACAACTCCAAAAATAGAAGGAAAATCAAATAAATTAAAATTAATCATTTGAACTTACACTCCACCATAATCTCAGTTAGTGCTGCAAGAAGATTGATTTCTTGGTCTGCCACAAAAGCAGATTGGTACTGATATTTAGCAACAATCAACACAGCAGCAGCAATACTTGGACCATCTACTTTATCATAAAGAGCATCATAAACTTTCCTAAGAATGATAGATGCATCATTATCAATATTGAGTGCTGTCCATTTCCTGACCTCTGGGAAGTTTTTTTCTTTAATACTTTTCAGAAGATCATTTACAGATACATCTGCAAAGGTAAAAAGAATACCAGAATCAATTTCCCCACCTACAGAATATCTTTGACATTCATTAAGTATCCTCCTCCAATCTGGGAAGTAGTTATTGATAATTTGTGCAAGAACTTTTTGGTTATACTTAACACTTTCATTTTCAAGAATAGTTCCAAGACGCTTGAAGAATTCTCCTGCAAGTTGTGCTTTTTCTTTTCCTTTGATACTGAACTCAACAACTGCACATCTGGAGTGAAGAGGTTCAATGATTTTGTTCTTGTAGTTACAGGTGAAGATAAACCTACAGTTCTTATAGAACGTCTCAATATTAGCCCGTAGGAGGAGTTGAACATCGTTTCCTGTGTTATCTGCTTCATCAATGATGATGACTTTATGTTTACCAGTTGTTTGAAGTGATACGGTCGAAGCAAAGTTCTTTGCTTGGTTCCGTACCGTGTCCAAAAATCTTCCTTCGTCAGATCCATTGATAACATAATAATCAACCCCAAGTTCTTCACATAATGCCTTTGCTACAGTTGTTTTACCAACTCCAGGAGGACCTGCTAAAAGCAGGTTTGAAATTTCTCCAGCATCTACAAATTCTTGAAATGTTTTTTTAATATTTACAGGCAAAATACAATCTTCAATTTTCTTTGGGCGATACTTTTCAACCCACAAGAAATCTTTACTCATAATAAAATATTAACCTCAATTGAATGTTGAATCAGGTTCCAGTGCAATAAAGTATCTAATGTTGTGCTTTTGATTAGTAAATTCTGCATGAAGAACTTTAGAAATTACTACATTATAAGATCCTGGAATGATCTTAATATTTTCTACTTTGAAGTTAAAAGTAAACTCTTTATCAGTCTCTCCAACTACAATAGAATATTCATTCGAAGTATCGTTACTCTTGTCTCTAACAACCAAACGAATAACTCCTGCTTCTCCAACTACAGCAAGATCTTGAAGTTTATAAACTGCTGCTGCCTTGAGAAGTTTATCTAATTGAGAATGCTCAAGTTGAAAACAAACATCTTTAGAAGGAAGATTTACTTCTTTATCAGGTGGAGCAAAAATGACTTCAGGATCAGCACAGAAATACTTAACCTTACGATTTCCTTCTTTGATAGAAATATAAGAGTCGTTAGTAAAATCCAAATCTGGATCTTGATGCAAACTCAATCCATTAAGAAATTCATTAAGATCATAAATTGCAACTTCTTTTGGAAAGTTTTCTTCCACTGTTGCTTCAGCATAAATGTTCTTAAGAATATTCATGGTGCTGAGTTTAGTTCCTTTCCTAATCAAAATAGATTGATTAATATTAGAAAAGTTTTTAAGGATAGTAATAGTATTATTAGAAAGTTTCATAGGTGCTCGCAGTTTCATTGTGTAGACCAGCAAAATGATAAAAAAGAATGCAATAGTGAATTGCCTTTAGAATATCCATTTTAGATTTTCCATTCTTTTTACCAAAGCGTGAAAGATATTTAATTGCATTGGACCTAGTAAAAGGCTCAGCATCTCCAATGCTTTCAATCAAATCTAATGTTTGGGTCTTTGATTGTTCAGAAGTATAGTGTGAATGATAAGTACTAGCAAGGTACTGTTCAATTTCTTTTAGAGTTTTGTCTTCATTGTACTTCCAAAACCCATTTTGATTGTTTTCAGGCATAACAAGAGTTAATTCAAACATAATGTATGGTTTTACTTAGTAAGTGTAGCATTTTGAGGATTAGGAGTCAACCACCACACTAAATCCTTTTCTCTTCTCAAACATAATTGTAGAATCAAATTTATCAAGCAATTCATCTCTCTTATGAGAAATTACAAATACATTAGATTTTTTTATTACATACTTAATAATTTTAGTAAAGTAATCAGTTCCATAATCATCCAAAGAACTATCAAATACTTCATCAAGTATTAGTAAATTTGTATTGATTGAGTTTTTAATCTTAGCAACTTCCCTCCAAGTAAACAAAATTGCAAGGTCAATTCTCATCTTTTCACCTTCACTAAAAGATTCATATGAAAAATCTTCATAAATTGGGTTCAAAGCTTTTTCATTAAACTCCTCGTCAAGTGTGAAGTTTACAGAAAACTCCAACATATCCAGATACTTGTTGAGTGTATGGTTGATTAAAGGTAGATACTTTTTAATAATTTTTGTTTTTGCCCCATCATCTTTGAGGAGCATATGAATAAATTCATAGTTAGATAACTCTTCCTTTTTAGTTGAGAGTTCTTTTAAAAGAGTTTCTAATGTTTCTTGGTAAGACTCTAACTTTGTGGTTTCAGTATTTCTATCTTCTGATTGAGAGGTAAGTTCTTGAATTTCTGATTCAAGTTCTTTGATTTGTTTTCTAAATTGAGAAACTTTAACATGGTTAAGATTGAGTTCATTTGTTAGTTGTAATACCTCTTTACTAATTTTCAGGAATTGGTTTTGAATTTGTGTTTCTTGGTCAATTGATTTTTGAAGTTCTTCTTGACCCTTCTTAATTTCTTTTGCTTTATTTTCAATCTCTTCAATCTTATTTAAACGAAATTCTTCTTCAATATTTTGCGTGCATGTAGGGCAAACACTATTCTTCTTGAAAAACTTGTGGTCGTCAATCACAGATGTTATCTTCTGATCTAGTTTAATACTGAGTCCTTCAAGTTTCTTTAACTTCTCTGCAGAATATGCTAACTCTTCTAAAGATTTAGTATTCTCATCAATCTGTTCTTGTATATCAGTATTTTTAATATTAATTGTATCTACATCAGAATCTATTGAATCAATTTTGTTTCTTTTGTCTTGAATGTCTTTGTCTTTGAGTTTTTCAATTTCCTCAATAAACAACTTTTGCGATTCAATTTTGTCTTCAACATTCTCTTTCTTGTAACCAATTTCTTTGATATCATCTTTAATCTCCTTGATTTTAATTTTGGCGACATCATTCATAGAAGAAAATACTTTAATATCAAGCAAATCCTCCACAACTTCTCTTCTATGTTGAGAAGACAGTTGCATAAATGGAATAAAATTGGAAGAACCAAGAACTACAATTTGAGTGAATGACTTGTAGTTTAACTTCAGTACTGTTTGCTCCAACCATTTCTGCTGATCATTTGCAGATGCTTCTTGATTCAGTAAAGTTTTTCCTTTGTATATCTCAAAGATTGCTGGTTTGATTCCCCTAATAATTTTCCAATTATTTTTTCCTATACTAAACTCAATCTCAACAACACAATCTTTTTCGTTTGTTGTATTGATAAGTTGGTTTTTATTAATTTTTCTAAATGGTTTATTGAATAATACAAAAGTAAGAGCATCTAACATCGTACTCTTACCTGCACCATTGCTTCCAATAATTAAAGTTGAAGCAAATTGATTTAATGCTATTTCAGTAAATTGGTTCCCTGACGATAAAAAGTTTTTATATCGTAGAGTTTTGAACGTCAGCATAGTCAGGAGGAATCACAATATCATCTGGGGTAATTATAGCATATTGATAGTCTAATCTATCACATGCAGTTAAAGCAACTTGTGGATTTATTTCTGTTACTTCCATTTCAGGATAATCAAGGTCTTCTAACATAGAACAATATCTGATAGCATCATCCTCCTCTTCAAACAAGTAAAGGATTTTTTCTCCATACTTGTCTTCAACAGCATATGCACCATCAGATTCATTGTTCTTAAGAGTTAGAATATACATTACTGTAATTGAAATGACTCTTGATAAATGGATTGAATCAAATCTTTAATCCTACTCTTATTTAACTTAATTTCAGATTCATCAACATATTTTTTCAAAAGCGTAAGAGTATCTTCACTTTCAACTATAGAGTCTGCATCAAAATCAGAATTGAGTTTTATTTGTTCTATAATTTTTAATTCATAAGGTTGACTTTTTATAAGGTTGTCTAAAAACTTTTCATACTTATGCTGATCAGTTTTATTTTTGATAACCAATTTAACAATGCATCCTTCATAGACACTTAAATCTTCTTCTAAATTATCCTCATCATAATTACAAATTTTAAACATTTCATATGGATTATCAACTTTGATTATTTCATAAGTCTCAGTATCAAAAATACTAAATCCTCTTGTATCTCCATAATCAGACCAATACAATTGATATGGATTACCAAGATAAAAAATCTTTCCATCATCATTTCTCATATGAAAATGACCTGAAAAAACTCTATCAAATTTCTGAAATGTAGATTTATCTTTTCCATGTTGTTGGATTGTGCTCTTATTCACATAGAACCCACTCAATTCCAAATGACCCATGCAAACCTTAGCTGGTGTATTTTGGATTGCTTGTAGGGTCTCCTGCTCACTCTCAGAGGTCACCCAAGGAACAAATAGGATACCTTTACCATCAATTTGAATAGTAGTTGGTTTGTGATACACATTAATGTTCTTATAATCATTCAATAGCAACATAGGGCTATTGAGTTCTGTTGTATTCTTATAAAAGATATCATGATTACCAAGAACAACATGAACCTTATATTTCTTTAGAGGGTCTAATATAACTCTCTTGGTCCAATCTAAACTCCAATAATCAGTTGCTTTTCTATTATCAAACATATCACCCATGTGGATGACTGTATCAATGTTATATTTTTTTAATGTTGGAAAAAAGATGTTCTTATAAAATTTTTCAAAATACTCATGGAAGACTTTGTTTCCTTTGCGGAAATTATAGTGAGTATCAGTAATGATAGCAACTTTCATGAAAATCTGTAATTGATATTATCTTTGATTGAGTTCATGTCTGAATAATCACCATCTTCTGAAGTAAAGACTTCATCATATCCAGACCTTTCGATAATCTTAGACTTAATTTCTAACTGCTTCTTCTCTTTTGCAATCCTTCTTAAGAATGCATAGTAAACAATTTGAGTAAAGTATGCAAATGGATTTGTTCTATTGATATCAAAGTTGTGAATATACTGAACACAGTTTTCAATACCATCACAAATCATATCATCCTTGAACATGTAGTTCACGAAGTTTGGTTTGTATGCAAGATGATTAGCAATACGCAAAAAACAATCACCAAGATAATTTGTAATTCTTGGTTTTGGAAGACCTTTTTCTTTTGCTTCTTGAACTTTCTTATTGTATTCAACAAGAGCTTGGTAAAACTCTTTATTGTTTACATAGTGTTCAGATTTCTTCTTTCCTTTGGGCATTAATATCTGCATCAAGTTTACCAATCATAATTAAGTTTTGTCTTACTATTGTAGCACCTTTATCAAGGAGTTGACAACTTCTATGTATCCAATTAGAATCACTCTGTTAGGGTTGAAAGATGGGGTATAGCTTAATTACTATTATAGAGTTTCTCTAGGGACTTACGAGCATCATCCACTTTAGAGATGAATCCCATATTCCTTTCTAAGGATACTTGAGAAGAGTTTCTGTTATACTTTTGATAGACTCTGATGATTTGTTCATCTTTTATTTCAGTCATTGTAATGACCTTATTCATATCAATTATATAGATATTATCATCAGGAATCATCATCCAAGGTTTTACTTTGAATCCAACAGTACCTTGACTTTTTGATATCATGGGTTCAATAATAACAGGATTTTCAAGCATCAGTAAAGTTCTATTATCTTCCTCTGTTGGGGAAACAATAGCAAAGATTTCCTCACCTGATACTAATTTAATTGCAGCATAAAATTCGTTTTCCATTTATTTCTTTAAGTTAATAGTTATAATTTCATAGTTGAAGTTTTCTTCATTATAAATTTTAATTCTTTCTACTAAGTGATTTAATGTATAATTTCTTTTAGAGTTACAAGTTATATCATCTGCTACATCATAAAGAGTTGCTGAGACTTTCTCTTTACTTTTTCTAAGTACTCTTCCTATAGATTGTAAATTTCTTATTCTTGATTTACTTGGTGAAGCAAAAATAATATTATGAAGATTTCTAATGTTAATCCCAGTGCTGAAAGTACCATAAGAGGCAACAATGATTGCATTGGATTCTTCTTCAGTAATTTTTCTAACTAATTCTCTTTCTTCAGTGTCTACACCACCATGGATAAAAAAGACTTTTCTATTTTCACTCTTATCTTTATTTATGAATTCATATAATGGCTCACCATGAGTAGAAACCCTACTGAATAAAACTAAAGTGTTTCCTTTAAGATCTAAAGTTAGATTTTTAATAAACTTATTTCTTTTATTGTGACCAATCAAATATTGAACTTCATCTTCATAGACTTCAAACTTTTGAGGTTCATGTTTGAGAAGAAGAACTTTAATGTTTAATTTTGAAAGATAACCTTTTTTGATTAGTTCATCAGTCTTGATAAGTTTGTATGTTGGTCCAAATAATCCTTCAAGAACAAGTTTATGAGTTTGAGTTCCATCAAGAGTTCCAGTAAATCCAAATCTATACTTTGCATCATGAAGTTTAGACATGATGGATACTAATGATTTTGATTTGAATTGATGAGCTTCATCACCAATCACAATATCAAACTTATCAAAGTATGCTTTGTCTAATTTGTAAATGGATTGCCATGTGGATATGACTACAGATTTATCTGACACTCTATCACTGCCTCCATAGACCTTGTGGCAGTGTTCTTCTGAATTCCATCCATAGTCCTCAAAGTCCTTGTACATCTGCTCTACAAGGGACGTAGTGGGGACTATGAGAAGAATATTCTTATCTTGTTCAACAAAATATCTGACTATGGAATAAATCATCAAAGATTTTCCAGATGCAGTTGGTGATAGTAATAATTTTCTTTTGTATTTGAGTGCTTCATACACACCTTGAACTTGATAGTCTCTTGGTGTATGTGAACAAATACTTTGCATATAATCTTTAACTCCTTCTAAAGAAATAGATTCATCCATTTCACCAGGAAGACCATAGTATTTGTTATCTTTGAATTCAAATGTGTAGTTATGATTATCACAGAATTCAATAACTTTATCTAAAAGACCTGCATAGATTTCACCAGTTTGGAGATTAAATAAACGTATCTTCCCATCCCAGTGCTTACTCCTGTATTGTGGCATGAACTTGGCACCAGGAATATCAAAAGTAAATTGATCAGATAACTCATAAAAGATGTGAGGTTCTGCTTCTATCTTCAAGAAGATTTCATTCTTCTTTGATATGATTAAATCAGTCATATTACATTCCAGATTGGAATCTCAAAAAGTCAATAGAGTTTTTGATTTGATAGGTTCTACTTGAAATCATTTTGATAATTTCTTCCAAGTATTTTAATATTGTATCATAATATTCTATTTTAATAAACATTTCTGATAGTTTAGTATCAGCATCAAGATGCTTCTGCATCCCTTCTTTATCTCTGACTTTGTATGGGAAAGGTTCTTCTTGATATGTTTCTAAGGTTGCCTTTCCAGCATAAAAGTTATAGCGTTCTAATTTCTTTTGCTTATAATCAATCTCACACTTCTTTCTGAGTAGTGAAAAGTTGTTATAAAGTTCATAGTATTTGGCATGTAATGATGCTACTTTTAAAGATTCATTGTGTAAATCATCTATATTGATCTGAGAATCTTCTTTCCACATCAACTGAATATCATCAAGAGAAATCATAGACCAGTAATAATCCTATAATAAGTGTATTTGAATGTTACTTCTGCTGTAAAATATCTAATGTCTTCTGCTGTGGCATCAAAGTCTAATCCAGACAGATAGACAGGATATAATCCTTCAAAGATAACTTGTGACTGAACATTAAAGTTGCTGTTTAAAATGCTTAATGTTCCATCAGATCTTTCATAAAAATCTGCTTTTAATGTTGGTGAATTGTATGAATTTGAATTATCTCTTAAATCTGAGTATTGCTCTAAACTATATGGAAATCCTAAACCAGTCATCCAGTTCCAGATTTCCATGTAGTTTTCCATATCTTCATCTACAAGAAAACGTAGACGAAAATCCTCAAAGTTCATTTTATCACCAGGAATATCAATGTTCTTTCCATAGCGAGTTTGGAGAGCAGACCCTAAAGTAATTGCAGGAATTCCTGCATAGTTAGAATAGAAATCTACTTTAGGTGCTTTATCTATGACAAACTTGAAACCTACTGGTGACAGTAGATTTCTGTTTGATGGAGACCTATTCAAATAATTAGACATTTTTTGAACTATTTATGGTAATAAAAAAGGGGTCCTTTTGGACCCCCTGAAGATATGGAACAGAACTCACATGAGGTTCTTGATAGCAACTCTTCTGTAGTATCTGTTTGCATTTGCCTTGATAGCACCCAGATC